AAAACACGTACACAGGCGAAGTTGAAACGATTGAATTATTCCCAGAAAATCGTGTTATTTTCGTATCGCAAGGCGTTGGTAAATTCCTACTCGGACCGACTGTCGAGAATAATTTCCAGCCGGGAATCGTCTTACAAGCGTATGATAAACAAGAACCTATTCAATCTATTTTACGTGCGGTAGCGATGGGCTTCCCGATTATCGAAAATCCGAGCTTATTACTCTTCGCGGACGTGGTCGAATAATGGCGAAGAAGTATAAGGTAAAGACGGCGGCTGTCTTTGACGGACAGCCCGTCGGCTCTATTATCGAGCTTGACGGGGTTACGGCTAAAAAGTATGAGGCGCTAAAATACCTCGAAATTATTGAGGAAGTAAAGCCGAAATCTAAGCCTAGGCCTAAAGCTAAAACAACGAAAAAGTCCACAACCAAGAAAAAGGACGAATAAGGAGGCGCTAACATGACGGCGCTTGAATTGACAGATACGTTATATCAACGATTTAAAGGCGTGCCGGGCTTCACCAAGCAAGAAGCGGAGTCGCTCGTAATTGACGCTATGCGGACGCATGGCTATGCGCCGTCTGATAGCGTTAAGCCGGACGAAGTTAATCTCGTATTACTTTACGCCCAATATAACGGCGCTTGGCAAATTGCATTAAGCGTCGCACATTACTTTAAGTTTGCGGACGGCGAGGAGCAAGTAGACAAGTCGATGATTGCGGACAATTATCGGAGATTGGCAAAAGACTTGCAAGCAGATTATGAATCGGAAAAAGGCAAGCTATTCGGCAATAATTTCCGGATAATGAAACGCTTAGACCGTCCGCTAACCATGCCGGCTAGGAGGCGCAATCAATGGCGGAGATACTAACGTCACAGACTGACCTTAACCGCATTTTCTCGCGTATGCGACGTGAATTTAGTACTTTATCGAAAAAGCAGCGCGAATACGCAGTGCGCGAGATGGGGCGGGTAAGGGCGGATACCGCCGAATTGTTAGCCGAATATGCCGATAAAGACGGCGAAATAAGCAGACGCAGGCTAAGCCGATTATTGCGAGATATGGACGAGATTGAGAGGGAATTACGCAAGAACGGCGAGCAGGCGCTATTAAACATAATCGAGGAGTCGACGGAATGGACTTCGCGAAAGATAGGCGGAATACCCGGCGTTAAATTATCGGCGAGTCAATTTGACCGTATTAATCGTCATGTCGTCCGTTATGTTGTCGGAAGATTTGGCGACGATAATCTCGTTTTAAGCGACCGTATATGGGGCTTATCGGGCGAGATTAGGGACGAGCTTACAAGCGTAATTAGGACGGGCATTATACGGGGCGACGGCATTAATGCGATGATACCGCGCATAAGGCAAGCATATAACACGGAAACGTGGAAGATTGAGCGACTAGCAAGAACGGAATCAGTTACGGCTCATAGGGCGGCAACGAGCTATAATGCGCAGGCGAGCGACTTGGTTAAGTGGGTACAGTTTAACGATGGTACTTGCGGACGCAAAGACCATCACAGGCACGCCTGCTACGCATTAGCTAACGAGGATAGATATGGCAAGGGGCGAGGAGTTTATAAGCCTAATGATACAGATATATGGCTTCCTCATCCTAACTGCACGTCGTATATAACTTATATCCTCGACGAAAGGTGGTTATAAGCGTGTTAAACGAAGCAGATATCGAATTTATGAAGCAATCTCGCGATGAGATCTTATCGCATAGAACGCGCCCAGTATCGTTTATTTATGAGAAAACCGAGTATGACTCGTTAGGTACGCCGATAGGCAAGTCGACAAAGTCGGAAACCTTTGAGGCAATTGTAACGGAAATATCGTCAGCGAGCGGGGCTAATCCGGAGCGCACGAGCGAGGGCGGAATTGTCTTTGACGAGGGCGATATTAAAGTCGATGTAAACATCGAGCTTATCGAGCATATTGCGGACGATATTAAGCGTATGGAACATGACGGTAAGGCGTATATGATTACCGCGATGGATAAAAAAGGAATCGGCGAGCGCAATCGCTACGAGATAATCGGGCGGGAAATCTCGTGAGAATGAACGTGGGCGTAAAAGGACTTGACAAGGTTATGCGCGATTTTAGCACGGCGGGCATAAAGGCGCAGGGAAACGCCGACAAAGTGACGGAAACATATACGCGCAAAATGGCTAACGATAGCGCGGATATGGCACCGGTTAAGTCGGGAGATTTGCGCGCTAACTTAGCCGCAAGTCCCCGCCGACTAAAGCCGGCTGTATGGGAGTATGGCGGAACATTGCCGTATACTCGCCGTCAAGAATATGAGCATAAGACGAAAAAAGGCTTTATCCGTAAATCAGTTTGGAAAAATCGTAATGACTACCGCGAGGCTTTGAGGCGGGAGGTATCGAAATTGAAATGAATTTATATGATATACTCTACTCATTGCAAAAGTTTTTGAAGGAGCAAACAGGCGTAAAAACGGATATTGTTTATGACGGCTACACTTATCCGAAAACTAAGCCGTTTATGACGCTAGAAACGCTGATGGACGAGCGTATTTACCGCGTTAAAAAGCGCGAAGCTGTGCAATCCATCGAGCATATACAATTAAGCTATCACGCAGAGCATTTTGCGGATAGGACGCGTATGGCAGACGAAATAAGCGATTTATTGACGTTTAATAAAATACCGTTAATTAAAGCGGAGGGGAGCGATAATCCTATCGGCTTTTTTGACGTAGAGATAACGGCGGTAATACCGATGCCAGCCGAAGATTTAGCGAGGGGATCGGAAAAGCACCGCGTACATTTTGACTTGGAAATCGAACGAATAAAAAGGAGAGGTTAAATTATGGCGGAAGCAGTCGGATATAAATATAAAGGCGAGGACGTGCTTTATTTAGTTGACTTAGGCGACGGTTTAATTAGGCCGTTTGACCAGACGGGCGGAAGTACGTCAATCACATCTGACGATTTAGAGGTATCGACTAAAGACCGTACCGGAGTGGATTATGGGGATGTCACGGAAGAGCGCTCGTTTGAGGGCGATCTTGTACATGGCGACCCGTTTATTAAGAGCGCTAAGCAGGCGATTAGGAATAAGCGTTTTATCGAGATTTACGAGGTTAACTTAATTACTAACGAAGCGGAAAAAGGGATACACAAAATTAACACGTTTGAATTAAGTTACGATCATGGGGACTTCGCGACGTACTCGCTCGACGCTGCACTGTTTGGCGACGTCGAAGAAATCGAATTAACGGAAATACCAGAGGGCGCGCCACAATTAGAGTTAGGCGGAAATGACGAGGGCGGCTCCGGCGGAGTAGAAGGATAGTCACGGGCGGGCGCAGGCTCGCCTTTTTAATATCGTCGGAGGACGTAAATCTACTTTATCGACGACGGTCGTTAATCGGGAGGATATATTTATGGCAACTTTTACTATTAACGGAAAAGAGTATGAATTAAAAATTACTTACGAAGCAGTTAATCGCTTAAATAAGGCGTTTGAGGGCGGAAGTTATGAACTTATCGGCAAAGCGATTGCAGGCGATTTTGAGGCGTTTCCAATCATCGTACACGCGGCTTTGCTGCATACAGGCGAAAACTTTTCGCAAGCAGACGTCAACCAAGCTATTGAGGGGTTGTTCGCACAAGAAGCGATTACTTTTGACGATATACAACGCATCTCAAACGAGGTGGTGACGGAAAGTTTTTTCTACAAGCCGACCGTCCAGAAGATGATGAATCAGAATCCGGAGATGAAGAAAGCTTACGAGCAGTTAATGGCGTAGAACTTGACGCCGTAGAAACGGCGATATTCGACGGCTGGCGTCATCTCGGCTTAGAATCGTCGCAAGTCTTATCGAAAACACCGCGCGAGTTTGCGCTAATGATGGCGGCGCAAGTCGAGCGCAAGTATGACGAATATGAGCGTATGGCAATGCAAGCAATGATGATGAGAGCGGCTTACCATAAGGAAAAGCTCCGTCAATCAGACTTGTTTAAGCGGCCTACGGGCAAGATTAAGACGGACAAGACGGCGGAGGACATTGAGGAAAGACAACGCGCAATTATCGAGCGCTTAAGTAAGTTTGAACAATTTGCGGGTAAGTTTGGCGGAGAGGAGGAAACGAATGGCTAACGATATTTTAGTCAAAATAGGCGCGGACATCACCGATTTTAGTCGCAAAATGGCAGAAAGTAATAAGGCGCTAAGCAATTTCGGCAAGGCAAACGCGGAAACATTTGACGCATTTAAAAAGACGGGCGCGGCCGTTACCGGCGCGGGTCTTGCGCTTGCGGGCGGACTAGGCTTTGCCGTAAAAACAGCGGCCAACTTTGAAGAGGCGATGAGCAATGTAAAAGCTATATCGGGCGCTACGGGCGACGAGTTTAACAGTCTGCGGGATAAGGCTATGGAGATGGGCGCTAAGACGGTTTTTAGTGCGTCGGAGTCGGCGGACGCGATGGCTAATTTAGCGCAGATGGGCTGGAAAACTGACGATATTTTAGCTGGAATTGAGCATACGCTAAACCTTGCGGCAGCGGGCAACCTCGATCTTGCCGACGCGGCGATGATTGCGGCTAATACGGTAAACCAATTTGGTTTAGAGGCGAGCGATGCCGAGCGAGTAGCGGACGTATTAGCAGCGACATCGGCGAGCGCTGGTACGGACGTAGAGGAAATGGCTCATGCGCTACAATATGCTGGGGCAAACGCATCTGCTGCCGGTTTGGATATTGAGCAAACAGCGGCGTTTATCGGAGTGTTAGGAGACGCGGGAATAACTGGGTCTAAAGCAGGTACGGCGCTTAACGCTATGCTGCGGGATTTAAAGAAAAACGCGGAGGATGGCGCATTAGCCGTAGGGGAGCAAACTGTCGCGCTGTACGATGCCAACGGAGAGATGCGCCCAATGCCAGATGTCATATCGGAAATTATTAGGGCTACGGAAAAGATGTCTGACGAACAGAGGGACGCTGCATTATCCGCGCTGTTTGGAGAACAAGCGTTAGGAGCGTTTAACGCTATCGCAGGACAGGGCGCAGACGCCGTAAGTAATTTAGCAAACGAATTGTATAACGCGGGCGGCACGGCGCAAGAGATGGCGGAAATACAGATGGATAACCTTAACGGAGCGCTGACAGAATTAAGCTCGGCGTTTGAGGGTATGCAAATATCTATCGGAAGTGCTTTAATACCCGCGATAAGAGCGGTCGCTGAATGGGTAAAAAGCCTCGTAGAGTGGTTTA